TGCGGACAGACACTATACGAGCACCCAACAAATGGGGTCTGGTATCAAGAAGAATTCGAACACGATATAAATATGCAAGCTACATCGTGTCATATAGCATTTGTGTTTGAATACAGTGAGAAGATAGATTTAAGATTCGGATATGCCGATCTAGGCGAGATTACTACTTCAGCTTTGGCTAGTGCTAGTGATGAGCTATACGCAGACTTCCAACAAGGCAATGAGGGCATAGGCGCGTTATCAAACTGGTATGGTGAGGGTCGCTCACATGGCCTAATGGGTACTATCGACTACAAGTTTAAATGGGTAACAGTAAGAGCGGGTGTGTGGTATCACAAGTCAGAATGGAAAATGCACGTACCTGATTGGCGTGTTATTAGAAAGTCTGATGAGGGTTATACTTTTGGCGATCCTCAGTCAATCACTGTGCGCGCTGAAGAAGATTACAAGTTAGGCTATGTATTAGGATTAGTTAAAGAATTCAAGAGCACTGTTATTGCTGCTGAACTCTTCGAGGTTAAGGGAGGTGGAGCATATTTCCCAGCTCAAAGAGGCACAGCAGTTAACATTAATATCAGTTATAGGTTATAAATACTCTTCAATTATCACAACACCTTGGAAGCCATCGCCGCCTGCATAATCTACTGCATCATCACGGCCATCAGCGCCGTTACCTCCATTACCGTAATCAATAGCATCAGCACCATCATTACCATTATAACCGGAAGAGCCTAAATATCCTCCACCTAATGAGCTTATAGCTCCTGCTGAGATCCTTATCTGGAAGCCGCCTTGCACTAGCCCCGCATCAGCAGCATTGCCTCTAATGTTTAAGTCGCCGCCTGTGGCTACTGCATTACCGCCTGGATTTCCGTTTGCAAAACTACTTGTTCCCGTCATGCCGCGACCACGACCCCCGCCACCTGCTGTAATATTTACCGTAGCAGACACTATTGTTGTATCAGTACCCGCCACACCATCATTATTACCTGCTGCGCCACCTGTGCCTGCTACACCTATTGTAATGCTATACGTGGCATCTATCGTGCTAGTTGTCAGTTTAGCCGTAGCACCAGAAGACCCGCCCGCTGCTGTTGCTGCAGTGCCTGCTCCACCACCCCCAATACCACCACCACCACCACCAGGACCTACAACGGTAAACTTAATAGATTTTGTTAGCGCGTTTGGTGTCCACGCAGCATCGCTAACAGTTATAACGGTTGTTATTATTCCGGTATTAATAGCCTGTAACGACGCCCCTATCTCTGTTAACTGCTCCTGAACTGTCGTACCGATAAGCGGCGCGGTTGGCGTAGCAGAAATACCCGCAGCACTGCCATTTTGAACAGTATAAAAACGGGCGTCATCGTCACCGATAAACGTGCCTGAAGTAGTGAAGGGCAAAGCTGAAGGCAATGGCGCGTAGACGTTCCCAGCCTCTTCAACCGTTTTTGTTGTTTCGCTAACGAGAAATGCAATTCCGCCAGCGTATGTAATCGGCGGCAATAAAGCTTGCGCTGCAAGTGCCAATTCAGCTTCATTGTTAATCTTGCGGATTGTTTTAAAATTATTGCCATTGGCATCGGTTCCGCTCGATGTTTCGTCGTCTTCAACCCACGATTGAGCGCCCGCAATATTAAGCGCTAGACGGTCTAGGTCTGCTTGTGTTAGTGCCATTTTTACGCCTCTGGTGTTGGGATTTCTGAATCTGGGGAAAATATCTCAACAGCATAATTGCTTGCTAGTAGAGACACATAGCCGTCGTCTCGCGGCCTGATTTCTTGGATAGTATAGTCTTTGGCTGTTTGATCGTCACTATCAACAAAAAAGTTATAGAGTGATGCTATTTGATAATCGTTATCGCCGCGAAAAACTGGAGTGAATGCAAGCGAAGAGCCGAGCACAAAACCGTTGATTTCATCGCTCCGGGGCGTCACTTCTATTGCGTCCGCGGGTGTGCCAGATTCATCGTTGATGATAGCAAATGCCGTGGCACTACTCTTAAAATCTATCGGCTCGCTGGTTTCTACGATCAATCCATTTATGCTGACTAGCTCTCCCCCTTGTGCTTTGACGTTTGTTCCGTCGATATTGCCAACACGGTCATTTAGTGTGACTAAAAGACCGCGCTTATTAACCACTGTTTCAATGGTTTCGCGGACATATTTAAGCTTAAGAAATTCTATTTTGGCTCTATTCCATGCTTGCTCATAAGCCTTTATGCCTGCAGCTTCTATTTTTTTGGGGTTAATAGGAGAGCCGCCCGATTCAGGAAATACGATGGTCCTACCCTCGTTTTCGTCTTCAGGTGTCCATTGCAATTCAATGCCATCAAAATCAAGCGGCTTTTGTAGTCTGCGGGTTTTTTTCTCGCTGTTCGGCGCTTTTACCCGCCCATTTAACAATGTTGTTCTGAATGGCTTGGTTTCTTCTCTGCCGAACCTGAAAGTATTTCCTTCTCGATAAGCAAATGATCTGGCCGCATTTAATATTGTCACGAGCTCATCGCCGACAGAAACCTTTCCGTCAGAGAATGAATAGCTAAACCGGCCTAATGCATCGCCGTAATTTGTCACTGACGCCAAAGAATCTTGAATATCATAAAGCTGATCAAGGTCGATTTCTGTTGTTGGCTTATTCCCAAGCTGGGTGTTTGTTAAGTGTTCAAGTGCTGCGTCTGCGAATTTAGTGCTGGCTGTTAGCGAGGGAACAATTAACCCGGTGCCTGTGTTATACGTTCTTAGTTTGCGTGTAACAACAGCATTAAATTTTCGCTCTTGGGCTCGGGTTGCTTGTTCGGTTGCCTTTGTTTGAACCAGTACTGTTGTTACATCGCCGAAATCAATACCACTTATGTCGGCCACTCCTGCAAGTCTTGACCACTTTGTTTGATCGAGAAAATTAGCATCAGTAGCAGTGCTGGATATGCGCTCAATGCTTGCCTGATAGGGGTCACTCGGGACATCAGGTATTATTTTAAATGTTCGGAATTGTTCGGATATTGTTGATCCTGTTATTCCTACTCTCGTATTTTCTGTTCCTATAACTGCGCCGCCGGGCGCGTCTAATCGTTCAAGACGAAGATCAAATTCTATGGTAATTACTACCGATGTGCCTGTCCGCCTGTCCGCCACGCCTTGCGGACATAGTATGTCGAACCAAACCTCGTCAGTTCCGCCGCTTACTGGGAATGGGCCGGAAGTACTTGATTCGGTAGCTAGGGACTCGACGACAAAAGTCGCTGCGACCTCAGTAACGAATGTACTTTCTAAAACCGTCACTTCTGCTTTTAGTTGACTAAACGGCGGAGATGTAATCACAGCCGATTGAAATGTATACGTTCCGTCATTTAATCCTGAACCGGCGATTGTGAACTGATCGCCCGCTGTCATCGCGGTAAAATCTGGTAATGTGTCTGTTATTTTTGTGGGCGTAGATGCAGAAAAATCTCCTATGGCGGAAAAAGAAAGAACGCTAGTGTCGTCAGGTGCAAACAATTCCTGCCCATCGACTACTGAAGACTCAGTAACATCAAGAATTATAGCAGGCGCTGTGTCGGGCTCATATATTATAGCTGACCCAAAATTAATATCTGATATAAGTGTGTCGCCGCTTTTAATGTCTTCGACTAGAAAAGATCCTCGGCCTATGCACAGATACTCCGAAACAAACTTTCTGTTATCAATGAACTCAAAATATGATTTTATAATAAGATCGGGCCATACTTTATTTCGCCCGTAAATATCGGGAATACGCTGCAACGGACGAGCCACGTTGACTTGCCCTGTCAATCTATTGTTTGGGGACTCGTCGGCACTATCACTGCTCCGACCTGGAGTGTGTGGCGTCGGTATATTTGGGGCGAGGACTATAGCTGCAACGGCGGAAATAATTGATATTACTAGACCAATCGTGCCGGCCTCTTGCGGACAATGAACAATGACTATGTGATCATGGCCGTATAATTTAAGGCCGTCTTCGTGATCAGCCAAAACAATTTCGTTGTCTTCTGAAATGTGACCATTTTTAAATAGCTTCGTTGGTACTGAAAAGCCATCGGGGCCGTATTCAGAGATCAGCCAATCCATTAATTTAGCGCCATCATCAAGAACAAACTTTGATTGCTTATTAATTCCGGCTGGGTCATCGTAAACGCTAACGAGTGGCATGGCGAAAATATTCCAAATTAGCGAATTTTCTGTTTAGCGTTCTGATTGGGTGCGCGGCTGAGTTTATGCCGTTTTTCCCCATCGAGTGAAGAACAGTGTTTCCAAATATGACGATGCCGACGTGCTCCGGCCTTGCTTTGCCGTGATTGTTGACGCTCATCATGCAAATATCACCGTGCTTGGGCTTATCAACAATCCGCCAGCCGCAAAGGGTTCTTCCTTTGTCCATTTCACTAGATACAGCATTCATATCATCGGCGGTCATGTCATTCATGTGATTGACGACAATATTAAATTCTTCTTTTAGCACCAAAATCACAAGCTGCCAGCAATTTTTACTGTCGAAAGGGATGCCAATGTATTTATTTACATCCATTAAATGTTACTCAGACCGGGAAAGCGTTCAATCGTATAAAGTTCGCCCGCCCTCTTGGTTGTTATGTTTGAGTCTTCGGCAGTGAATGAAACGGCGGTATAGCCATCGAAGTTTATTTCTGACGCAGACAGAGAAAGCACTAAAACCGGCTCGGATAAATCACCGCTATAATATTTTCTATAAATAACTTCAATTGGTATTAATGCGCCGTCCGGCGTCATTTTGTCAATTTGGTCGTTGACTTCATTGCCGACAGAGCCGAGATCGACTGATAACAAAGAATCAGTGCTGCCGATATCTGCTGGCTCGACAATTTCAATAGTTATAGCGGTAAATAATACAGACTCACTCGGATTTCTTGGGGCTGTTGATTCCAGTGCAAATGTCTGGTCGGTGAAATCTTTTACGAAGCGGAGCAACTGACTAAAATCAGGGTGATATATCTCAAGCGTCCGAATCTCACGCTGTGCCTGCGGTGCCGATGCAATGAATTTTCTGTACTCGTCTATCGATGCCATTAATCAGGGAACGCTGGTTGAAGTACGTTTTCAATTAAGTTGCTAAATTGATCGACCCATTCTGGAACATTTCCTTCGACCGAATTACTCAAAGCAACAATAGAATCGATCAGGTCGTCGTCATCGTATACTTTAGCAACTGCTAGCAATTGTGCCGTAACTTTAAACCGTTTACCAGTTCTTGTTCGTGTATATTGAGTATTGAAAAAACATTCGTGGCTCTTTAGTCCTGCGCCAACAATCAAGTCCATGTTGAACGATCTCGACCCAAATAATATAGTTCTTTTAAACCAACCCTCAAATACTTGAAATTCAAAGCTATCAAACGACCATGCGCAACTAAAAACACTTGGCCCGGTTTCAGTTAATAATTCATAAACGGGTGGGCCTATTTGTACGTCATTTCGCTTATATTTAGCTTGATCAATATTCTTATCAGCAGAAACTAGAACGCTGGGCAAGCCCGCTGGATAATCAATTAGCGATGCCATTATTTGATATTCCTAGGAATGTTAAAACCATTTCTTACTGAATCAGCAGATGCGCCGCGACCAGACGACAGACTTGCGTTTATTCCATCAGCCGATCTTTTAGCTTCCTGTCTTGCTATTATAGTCACCTGCTCTGCCGTCATAGATTCAACTTCAACGGCAACGCCTGACGCAAGATTGTTGATCACTATGCTTGGCATTGATCCGCCGCCCATGCCCGCTTTCATTGGCGTAATATTGCCGCCTTGGCCAGTGGGTAATAGAAACTGTTTTCCGCCTTGGTTTAGTATTTCAGGCGTTCCAGCCTCGTTTATTTGGTGAGCCATTTGGGGCGATACGCTGCCGCCGTGCTGACGACCTCCGCCCACTGCAAGACCTGCAACAAGCCCCGCGTTTGCGTAACCAATAGCCCTTATTCCGGCTTGTGATGCAAGCCAAGCAACGGTTCCAGAACCAGCCACAGAGACTGAAGCTAGTGCCGCCGATGTTTCTGTGGCCGCTATTATTTGAGCGACTTGTATTCCCTTCATGGCCAAAAACACAGCTTTAGCCGCTGACGTGCCTTCAGCCCCGCTGGCAGATATAAGCTCGTTGGCCGCCGCTGCAAATGATGCTAGTCCGCTTAAAGATGCCTGTTGCTGCGCCTTTTTCTGATTTGCCAACTTAAGTGCATCTTGCGTGTCTTTTTTCTCAATTGCCGCATTTGCTTTCTCTTGTAGCTCGATGCGTTTTTGCGCTAAACCTTCCTCGGCCTCAAGTATTGATAAATTGCCATTTGATACCGCCTCTAGTGCAGCTAGTTCAAACCGCATCAATTCGGCTTCAATAGCAAGATTTGAGTCACTAAACAATGAAGCGCGCAATTGAAGGGCTGCTATTTCTTGCTGCATTAATTGGTCGAATGTATTCCCGCCAGTTCCAGCGCCAGCGTCTTGCGGGGCGTCGGTTGCACCAAGATCGCCGCCAGCGATTTCAGTGAGTAGTTTATCTATATCCTTCTGTTTTTCTTCTAAGTTTTCTTTGTGCCCGTCCAGCTTGTTTTGTATTGTGTCAATTTCCCTTTCAACGTTTGAAATCGCCTCTGTCTTTCCTCTCGTTGGCCCGCGTCTTCTTTTGTTTAAATTGTCCAGCCTAGCGTTTAGCGGTATAAGCTCAGCTGATAAAATCCTAATTGCCGCAGAATCTTCGATAATTTGGTCGGCCAACTTTGCAACCGATAGGGCTTTGGTTTGTCCGGTCAGCTTTAGATATTCTTTGGTTAAGTCTGCAGCTGAAGTTTCGGCCCTTTCCATTGCCTCACTTGACTCGCTCAATGATTGCCACAAAACTCCGCCGATTACCGCAGCTAATGAAACGATAACGCCCACTAATGGCGCGCCTAATACAAAGCCTAAATCTGCTGATTGTTGAGATAGCGCGACGAAGGCATTTTGACCGCCTTGTAGCTGCCCAACGAATTGCTGTATCTGTATTCCGGCTTGACCTGCGGAACGGCCTGTGTTTTTAAATCCTTTTGATACTGAATTCGATGCTTTCTCGGTTTTCAGTAGTTGGCGGTCCATCTTGTTCGTTGATCGGATGACCTCATCTTCTGCCCGTTTTAAATCAGAAGTATCCGCCCCAATATCAGCTTGTATCGTGCCAATTTTCAACGCCATTAATGCCAAGCCTCCGGGTTTTCCGCCATTCTATGGCCTGCCGCTGAATATAAATCGTCTAAATCTTCGGTTGTTGTTATGTCTTCTTCTTTTATGCCGTTGCGTTTTTTATACGCTTCTACCATAGTTTGAAAATCATACATGCTAGCGCTGCTGAAATCGCCAAGCTGCCCATCCATAATAAGCCAAGAAACGCGAAAGTCTTCCAGTGGGAACGGTTCGGTTTGAATATCGCCCCCATCGTCGCCTCGTGAAGCCTTATCTGCTTTTTTTTTATAGCACCAACCATGGCGTGTGTCATCATAATGCGGGCAAGAACTGACGAGTCCTGAAGTCCTGCGCGCTCGATAAACTCAATAGCTGCGGCGTCAAGATCAACGTCTGCAACGTCTTCGCCGTCAACCTGTTCTAGCGAGAACTTAACAACGTTTTTTATTTCATCGGGCGGCAACAATCCTTCAGCCAAGTCGGAAAATATAAATGAAGGGTCGCGTCCTGCTAGTGATAGCTTTCTAACAAAGCCAAACGTGCCAGCAAACCGATAAGATTTCCCGGCTTCGGCGTCCGTTACAATTTCTTCGCATTCGCGGACTTTATTCATCATGGAGCGATAGAAAACACGCCGATAGTAACGCTTGTTATTGCATCGTATGTCCATGTGAAATTATTGCTTGCATCATTATAGCCAAGCGGTACAGCCAAGAAACCAGTATCGCCAGCGGCAACTACTAGCGTGATTGGGTCAACATCTAAAGCGCCAAGGCTGCCACATACGGCACTTGCTGCGGGGGCTGCAATGGTTAGCGTGTGCGGTGAAGCATCGCCATTAGTCATAGCAATAAGAATGCCGCTCGATGCTCCAACCGTATCGCCTAAAACGTCCGCTGCAACCATAGGAACGCCAATATCTGCGACGCCTGCCTTTGTAACGCTATTTACTGTTAATGTAGCCATTGTTTATACCTCGCCAACGACAGCAACGTCGCTTTTTGATTGTAGGGTTGCGTCAAAGCTTAAAAGACCGGGTGTGTCGCCGGTTTTACCAAACGATGTTACATTGAAAAAGCCGTCGATGTAACCGCCGGTATCGACATTGAGCATGCGCATTAATCCGCAGCGATTACCCGTTGTGGCAACTTCAAGCAAGCGCACACTACCGACAACAGTCAAGCCGGTTGCCGGGTCAACTTGCCCGGTTCGCTTATCTGCAACACCCGAAACATTAATCGTTGCCTGACTGAATCCGGTGTACTCTGAATCCTGATATTCGCCAGTAGTCGAAGAGCTCGTAACATCTTCAACGGGGTTGTCAAAAGTAAAGCCTCGGGTTTTTACACCACCGGCAATCTCATATAATGTGTCCGCGTCATTTCGTATCAACAGAACAAGTTGCCGCCCCTTTGTTACATTTGCATCGCAAGTCATAATTTACCCCTTTTAATTAGTGTGTTCTTTAGCCTATCTGATCATATTTGTTGCGCTTTCAACAACAATATTTGCCGTCCCATCTTTATTAGCGGCCAATACAGTTAATATTTCACCCGTTTGGAAAGTATGCTGAAATTGAACTCGTGCAAAGGTGGGCTTTGATGCACTCAAGGAAACGGCCACGCCGGACGCAATCGGAGCGCCGTTTATAGCGATTTGCATATACGCGTCAAAGTTTCCAGCACCGGCTAACAATCCTACATCGACGCCTATCGGAACCGATATAGGTCTTTCGCCAAGATAAATCACCGATCCGTCTGGGCTTCCTTCAAAATGAGACTCGCCGCCCACTGTCCATACAGCGTTAACCTGCACCCCGACATTTTGAGTAACTATAGCGGTTTCTAGTGCGTTCCCAGAAAAGCTAAGCAGTGCATCAGGGTTAGTGTCTGATATTCCAGAGTTTGCCGTAAACCTCCATCTAAAATCGTCTTTTGTGATGACGGCCAGCGCATCCATACCGCCTAAAAACTCGCAACTACTTACCCCTGCGATAGATCCCGCCGGAAGGTTTGCGCTGTCAGCCGCGCCAGATATACCAACAGCACCAGCTGGGGCAATACAAAGTAGATTCCTTACTTCAATCGTTGGCGAAACGGAAACCCCTAAGTCAACGCCCTTGAATGTCGCGCTTGTTGAAATCATGGCTGTTTCGACAATAGAAACGACCGCAACATTCCCATTAACGGTTAATCCGTCGTCAATATCCAGCATTTGGCCTTGCGTACTAACAGCAGCGAAAACGTCTTCAACTGTTCCAAATTTACCGCCCTGCAATATACGGTAATCCCCGATATTAACAGTTGTTGACCCCGGGACCGTGTCGGTTATATCAAAGAGTTGTCCACCATTAGGCATATCAAAAGTAATTCCTCGCACTGAAAGAAGGCCCAAATCGCCGCCTTCAAGCATCGTTCCTGTACCATTGTAAGTAATCTTCGATGCGGCTGTCGCTCCTGTAAAAGCGATATTCGGAGCAAGTGCAAGCCCATCAGGGAATTCAACCGTATCCGAGCCTATATAGTATTCAGTGAGCGTGGTTAGTGCTGCGGGCCAATCAGACGTTTCATTAATAACCTGTCTATTGCTTATTGCGTTGCTATCGCCGGGCACCCCCTGTGGCCCCCGTGTGACGATCTCGACAGTGGTCGATACCTCTTCTACAATCTCGACAATGCTCATTCTGTAATGTCCTTAGTTACGCGAACAACGCCCTTCAATATTGAAGTCACTGCAGTACTTGCCGCCGTTAATTGAACATCGTATTTATAACAAGTTGTGGCGCAATCGACAATTAGAGCCTCTGTTGCTGCACCCGTAAAGCTGAATATTATTTCGCCGGTTGCCGGTGTTGCAATAGCGCCAACTAATGAAAGCGCAACGTCATCGCAAGGCTGTAACCTCAATTCAAGCAAGGCAGTATAACCCGTTAAATCAATAGCCGTGCCTGTGTCGTCCTTCCACCTGACAATAAAATCACGATCATCGCCAGAGTATAGGCTTAATGTGTAATTAGGGGGCAGCGACATCGAAAGCGTTCCTGTAAGTTGTAAAATTCATCGAGTAAATAAACCTCTCGTTTTCATCTTTTCCCAAAGGGGCTATGTTGCTTGATGGCTCAAATCCGGTGTAGCAGGTGCCGTTAATGTCTACATTATCAAGTGCCGATAATAATAAATCACTAACGCCCTTGGCAATGGCGTATACATGCCGGTCGGATTCTGATTTGTTGCCTCGTACCAGTATTTGAATATCTGGCATTTCATACAATGACTTAAGTTCTGACGGAGTACCAGCACCGCCCAATACTAAAATCT